CTCATACTATTAAGTTCTTTAACTCTCATTTTATCAGAGTCACTTAACATTAGATCAATGAATCTATTTAACTCATCAAACATTGGCATAATATATCCTTTCAGTTATGTTTAATTAACGTGCTACACTGCACGATTATCGTGCGTATAATAAGGAGGTATCCCAACTGTCAAGTGCTTGGCACACTAGTTAGTGTGCGATACTTTGTTGCTTGTCGACAAAGTGTCCACTTGACGTTGAGGATGGATTCCTTATTAAGCTGAGATAATCCGTGTGTGTAGAGGGGCCCATAGGATAGTGAGCAATCTACATCCTACATATGTGATTGCGAGGGGTTTGCTCCTTAAAAGATTTAAGAGAGCAAAATCCGTATGGGAGTAATCCCCACAGCGAAATGCTTTTCGCATTTTGCGAGGAGATTCAATTGCAAGGAGATCGTAAGAACCATTTGCGGTTCTTACCACAACGCCTAGTGTTGTGAGTATCTTAAACAACTAAAGTGTCATAATAATGCTTGACAAGGAGATTCTTTGAGTCCACTAACGTTAGTGGCAGAATAGAATTAATGACTGACCAATTAACAGATAAGCAAAGAGCTTTGGTTGATACCATCGTAGCAACTGGATGTACTATCAAAGAAGCTTCAGAAAAGGCTGGTTATTCTACAAAAGGTTCTCCTGAAGCAGGGAGAGTAAGTGCTTCTCGCACACTACGTTTACCAAAGGTACAGAGTTATATGCAATCAAGAATTGCTAATACTCTTGGACTTGGTGCAGTAAGTGCGAGTAAGAGATTGATCGAACTATCTTCAGGAGCTAGGTCAGAGTATGTCCAGCTCGAAGCTAGTAGAGATATACTCGATCGGGTTGGATTAAGAGCACCAGATAGGGTAGCTCATAATCTAACAGGGGATATTAAAATTAATATCGATTTATCTTAAAGAGATAAAAGACGTGGATGTACGTTGGTACAGCCACGACCTTGTCCACACCACCCGTTTCGGGGGGTGGGGGCAAAACTACCCAGCGATAGCTGACAAGGCCTATTGCACTCACAACAAGGTTGATTTTAAGTTCATCAGAAGACATCTTTGATAATCCTTTAAATAAGAACAGAGTGCGTTGTTTTGCTGATAGTTGCGTCTTAAGTCTAGCAAATGGCAAAAGCAAAATGGGGCGTAAATAATTACGTAAAACGATCCAAACCTAAAATAGGTCGGCACAAGAAACGTCTTAATAAATCAGAGAAAAGCAATTACAAGAAGTATCGTGGACAAGGAAGATAGGTTGTGTGCGTTTAGTATTTTTTTTAGCTATATAAGCTCCTCCTTTCAAATAAATAAGAAACAATATGGATTATATAGTTAAAATATGGGATCTCTCTACGGGTAATACTCTTAAGAAAGAAATTTTGTATTCTTCTGAAAATGATGTTAAAGCTATGCAACAAGCTAGTGCTGCTACTCCAGATGGTTGTAGAGCAACTTATGAAGTCATTAACAAGGAGGAATATGAAAAAAAAGAAAAAGAAAAAAAACAAGAAGAAGAAGCCTGGCAAGAAATCCAAGGGTAGAAAATATTAAATAATTAACCCTCACTCATATGGCTACAAAAAGAGAACGAGAACATATGAGTAGAGTTGCGTCTTTAGGATGTTGGATATGCAGATCCCCTGCATCATTGCATCATATCCGACCAAAGGGTACGGGTATTGGCAGAAGGTCAAGCCATTTCGAAGTAATACCTTTATGCTATGAACATCACCAGGGACAATTCTCTATTCATAGAACCAAAAGAAAATTCGAATCCATATATGGAAAAGAAAAAGAAATCCTAGAACAAATTCTGGAACAAGTAGACTTGTTAAGAAAGCAGGAAGATGTCTTTTCTAAATAGCTTATCCTTAAAAGATAGAAGAAGATTAAGAATCATAGTTAAAAAGGTTCACCTTAAAAATTATCCGACTCATATGATTACCGATTATGAGGCAGACAAATTAGTTGAAGCGTTTGGCGAAGAAACAGTTTATAATATGCTGAAGTCAAACGTAGGAACTAATGTCGATTAATTTCAAATATAAACCAGAAGGCAATACATTAAAGACCTTTATGAAGTCCAATGACTTCTTTAGAGGTATCAGAGGCCCAGTAGGAAGTGGTAAATCTGTGAGTTGCTGTATAGAAGTGTTTAGAAGATCACTCCTTCAGAAAAAAAATAAAAGTGGGATAAGAAAATCAAGATGGGCAGTTATTCGTAATACCAATCCTCAATTAAAAACCACAACAATTAAAACGTGGTTGGATTGGTTTCCCGAAGATCAATGGGGAGATTTCGCCTGGTCAGTTCCTTATACTCATTTAATTAGAAAAGGAGATGTTGAAATTGAAGTTCTATTCCTTGCTCTTGATAGGCCTGAAGATGTTAAAAAACTTCTATCACTTGAACTTACAGGTGTGTGGATTAATGAAGCCAGAGAGATACCTAAGAGCATTATTGATGCTTGTACTATGCGTGTTGGCAGGTATCCATCAATGCGTGATGGTGGAGCAACCTGGTATGGAGTTATCGCAGATTCAAATGCACCTGAAGAAGATCATTGGTGGCCCATAATGGCAGGGGATGTTCCTGTTCCCGATCATTTTAATAGAGATCAAGTCTTAATGTTAATCAAGCCTGACAACTGGAGTTTCTATACCCAACCTCCAGCTCTCCTTGAAAAAAAAGATAAAGATGGATCTACAACAGCATATGATCCTCACGATTTAGCAGAAAACAAAAACAATCTAACTCCTAAATATTACGATAATATTATTAGAGGTAAAACAAAAGGATGGATAGATGTTTATGTTTTAAATAAATTAGGATCTATTGAAGAAGGTAAACCTGTCTATCCAAACTTTAAACAAGAGCTGCACGTATCTACTGAAAAATTAGAACCTAATCTATCTCAACCGATATGGATAGGAGTAGACTTTGGATTAACTCCTGCTGCTGTCTTTGCTCAAAGACTTGTTACAGGCAGATGGTTAATTCTAGATGAGCTTGTTTGTTTTGATATGGGAGTATCAAGATTTTCAGAACTCTTAAGAGGAGAAATATTTAAAAATTATAAACCTTATGAAATTATGATTTATGGAGATCCTGCTGGAGATTTTAGATCTCAAACTGATGAGAGAACTCCATTTCAAATTATGAGAACTTATGGTTTAAAAGCTAGACCAGCTCCATCTAATGATCCTGCTTTAAGAATAGAAGCGGTAGATACAGCTCTTTCCAGATTACTAGATGGTAAGCCTGGTTTCTTGCTAGACACTAAATGTATTAATTTAAAAAAAGGATTTAATGGTGGATACCATTATAGACGGATACAAACTTCGGGAGATCGTTATGATGAGAAACCTTTAAAGAATAGATACTCCCACGTTCACGATGCTCTCCAATATTTAATGATGGGAGCTGGTGAAGGTAGAACTTTATTAGCAGGTAAGAATACAAATAAACCTACTATTGTTAATAAAGATTGGGATGTATTTGCTAAACAAAAAAGAAAGACTAAAAAGATATGGGATATCTTCAAGAAGAATGGTTAGTCTATTTTTATGAAGCTCCTGACCATCCTTATCAAGATTGGTTGAGGTTTCTTAAAAAAGGATTCAAACATTGTGGAGTATTAGGTTATCTTCCAAAAACACATCAATGGGTTCATTTGGAATGGACACACGCAGGAATACGTCATATTTTATTAGAGGGAGATGAAATAGATAATATTTTAGGCTTTATGAAAAATTTTCAAGTTCTACGATGTCCAGTTCGTAATCAATGGCATTTATTTAGAGTCAAAGATTTTACCTGTGTAACTTTTATTATGAGATTAATAGGTTTTTATAAATGGTATATTCTTACTCCTTATCAACTCTTTTGTGCGTTGCGTAAAGCTGGATATTCGTCATTTTATAAGACAAATGGCCAAAAAAAAGAAAAGAACTCATCCACAGATAATCGATGAAATCAGAGAACTTCACGATCAAGAAGATGAATTACTTGATGAACTTGAAGACACTTGCTGTAGTGTTGAGGATCAAGCTTTTAATAAACGATTGGAGGATGAATAATGAGTGATAAACTTAAAAATGTTTGGAAACAATTTAAATCTGGGGCAGAAGAACATCTTATCTTTCCATGGCAAAAAGAAAAAATAAGAAAAATAAAAATGAGAATGGATAGAGATGTATCAGGGGCAGAAGCAGCCACAACTAAATATAAATCACTTAAAGCATATTCTGATAGAAAAATAAAAAAGAAATAATATGGGTTCAATAGTAGGAAAGCTTACAGGGAAAAAACAAGAACCTCAAAGAAACTATGAATTAGAGAGGCAGATGTCAGAAATGAAAGCTGCTGAAGGTAGAAGGGCTGATGAACTAGCAGCTCAACAAGCTGAAACAGCTTACAAACAAGCTAAAGGTTTATATGGTTCACGATCATTATTTGGTAGAGCTGGTGGGCGTGGCTACTTTGATACAATATAAAGGAAGGAGGACATATGGGCAAATTAAAAGATAAGCTTACTTTATTAAAACAGGGTAAAATAAAAGAATTTGTTAATACAGATCTTGCAGATACAAAAGACAAGCTTAAAAATACTTGGAAACAATTTAAAGCAGATCCTTTAGGATCAAACTCTCCTGAAGCTTTAGCTGCTAAAAGTTTTTATAAATCAGTTACTGATACAGATGTATCTGGAGCTGAAGCTGCTACTACTAAAAAAACTATTAAGAGTGTAGCTAAAGATGTTTTCTTATATCCAAGAGCTAAAAAAATTAGTACGTATTCTGATCGTAAGATTAAGAAAAAAAGTTAGATATTATGGCATATATGGATATGACAGACGATCCATCATATGGATCTCTAGATAGAGTAACAGCAATCCTTAAAAAATATAAGGAAGCTCAAAGTGTAAAAGATTTCTGGAAAGATAAATTTGAAGAAGCTTATGAGTATTGTTTACCTAATAGAGAATCTTTCTATACAGAAAGTCCAGGTCAAAGACGTACAGATAAGATCTTTGATGAAACAGCAGTAGTAGGTGTTCAAGAATTTGCATCAAGACTACAAGCAGGAATTACTCCTACCTTTGCTCGATGGGCAGATTTTCAAGCTGGTACAGAAATACCTGAACAACAAAAATCATTTATCAATTTAGAATTAGATAAGATTACTAATTACGTTTTCGAAACATTACAACAATCTAACTTCAATCAAGAAGTACACGAATCCTTTATGGATTTAGCTATAGGTACAGGTGTGATGCTAGTGGAAGAAGGCGACTCTGTTAATCCTATTAAATTTACAGCAGTTCCTTTACCACGGGTTTGTTTAATGAATGGGCCTGATGGAAGAATAGATACTATTTATAGAACAAGAGTTATTAAACCTGATGAAGTAACATTACTTTATCCTAAAGCAGTTTTACCTGAAAACTTTGATCCTTTAAAAAGAAAAAAACAAATTAAAATTATAGAAGCCATTTACAAAATTTATGAAGACAATGTAGAAAAATATAAATTCTGCGTTGTTATGGAAGATCCAAAAGCAATTTTATTAGAAGAAATATATGAAGGAGAAGGTTCTAATCCTTATTTAGTTTTCAGATGGAATAAAGCTTCTGGAGAAGTCTATGGTAGAGGCCCAGTATTTAATGCAATGGGTGCAATAAAAACCTGCAATCTTACCATAGAATTAATATTACAAAATGCACAAATGTCTGTAAGTGGAGTATATACTTATGAAGACGATGGTGTTATAAATCCAGATAACATCTCCCTTGTACCAGGCTCTTTAATTCCTGTAGCTCCTGGGAGTAAAGGCTTGGTTCCAATTCAGGCAGCATCAAACTTTGATGTTGCCCAATTGGTACTTCAAGATATGAGAGCTAATATTAAAAAAGCTCTTTATATGGAAGCACTAGGAAGACCTGAAGGAACTCCAATGACAGCAACAGAAGTTTCTGAAAGAATGGCAGATCTTTCAAGACAAATAGGTTCCTCTTTTGGTAGACTTCAATCTGAATTTATTAATCCATTATTAAAAAGAATTATTAGAATACTATCTAAACAAGGTAGAATTACTCTACCTAAAGTTAATGGTAGAGAAGTAAAAATAGCTCCAAGATCACCATTAGCACAAGCTCAACATTTACAAGATGTTGCTGATGTTACAAGATTCAATGAAATTATAGCTGGTACTTTTGGCCCACAAATGATAAACGTAATTGTGAACCAAAGTGCAACAGCAAAATATTTAGCAGAAAAAATGAATCTACCTGAGAAGTTGATAAGAGATGAATCAGAACAACAAAGAATTGTTCAACAGATTAGTCAACTAGCTAATCAACCTCAAGCTCCTAATGGTGCAGCTACAGAAGTACCTGGAGAAATACCTACAGAATAATGTCTTGGGATGCTTTAAAAAATCAAAAAGATAAACCAGTTCCTACAAAAAGTATTGATGGTTATTTAAGAACCGAAGAAGATGAAAGGTTATTAAATAAACATTTTGCTAATCTCTTTAAAGGAGATGAAGGAAAGAAAGTCTTAGACTACTTAAAGTCTATTACTACAGAAGCTGTTGCTGGGCCTAACATCACCAGTAACGCCTTATTCCATATAGAAGGAATGAGATTTTTAATAGGTGTTATTAC